GAAACCTCTCTAAGTCCCTTTTTCTCTACTTGCTCAATCATTTTTTCGTCCATTATTGTAACGGACGTGTCTACATAACTAATACCCGCGTCGATGTCGTCGTGCCTTCCGACGTTGTCGCTAACTGAGCCGACAATATACTTTCTCACGTTGTTAGAATTCACTAGCTCCGAAGGGTGCTTATTAGTGAAGGCTACACCCGCAAGGGTTTGTAGTGAGTCGGCCTTAAAAACTTCGTCCGGGTGACGTAGTGCGCGGCGAATCGTCCCGTTTTTAGTACGGTACGAAAAAACCCCGGTACGAGTAGCGTAGACCGGGACTTTTAAAAAACCTGTAGTATCATGGCGGACCGCTTTACGGTCAATTCGGTAGGTGTCAAATCGAAATGTCATCTAGCAACCCCTGAATATTTGGCTCGGCGTAGCACCGGCATTGGAAGTCCTCGCCGGGGTGACCGGTACCATTTTTAGGCGGCTCGTCCCAAGAGAACGTTTTACCTTCATGCACCCAATGGCTCGGCCTCGCGTTGGGGTATTTGCCCCCCTCACGCCCTCTAACTCTCTCGTCAAGGGAAGTTCGCCAAGTGTATTCGGTGATTCCAACGTCTTGTTGCCTCAATCGGGTCAATTGCCCGTTTAGTTTGCTAATCTGGTCACGAGCTATAAATTTAGCCTTGTTTTTTGTGACCCCTGCCCTACGCCTAATCTCTCTAGCTAGTTCGCCGACTGCTAACCCTTGCCTAAGCCCCTGTGTTACTATGCCCCGCACTTGCGTTACATGAGTTTGGGATAGGGTGGTTATTAGTTGAGCGTTTTCCGATGCAAAGTTCTCAAGTGCGTTTTCAAGCCATGGCTCATCGGTAAACACGTCAACGTCAAGGACGCGCTTGTAAACCTTCTGATTTTGCCTTCGGTTGAATTCACTAACACTTAAACCTTTCGATTTTGCTAAAGCCTTAATTTCATCTTGCGACAACTCTCTACCAAATTCAACTAAAACGTCGTCGAGTATAAGTGACAAGTCCTCGTCAACGGTGTCAAAGCGTTGAGTAGCAAGCTCTAGCTGTGAATCAGAAATTAATTGCGGCAGGCGAGAAATTAGCCGGTTTTCTATAGCCTTAAACATTATTGTTAAACTTTTATTAAGGTCTCTAAAATATTCGCGCTCAAATTGCTTCGGGTGGAGTATTGGCGGAATTCGAGGCATGTAGGTCTTGCCGCGTTTCATGTGAAACAACTTGCGAGACCTTAACGCCTGTTCAATTTGTGGGAGGGTTTTTATTGGCACTACTTCGAATACCTCTTACCGTTAAATCGTCGTGACCGTTTCGCTTTCTTTCTTCCACCCGCCGAGTCACCACGGTTTTCTTGTGGTGGTACTTGTCCCGGTGTAGGGGGCTCGGGCTCATTGCCGAAAGTTTTACTTTCAAAATCGGGTGAGAGTTTTTCTCTCTCAACTACGTCTATCTCAGTTTCAAAAGAATACTCTCCCGAACCGAAACGACTAAGCGCAATCTCGCTAGGGTCCACCGCACCTATTTCGGTATAGATTTTATCGGACTCCGCTTGCTTTTTTCTAGCCTCAATCATTTCAAGTTGACTCAAATGCTTTAGCGGTTCGAATTCAATGTCAAACTTTTCGGGCACCGCTCCGCCTGTAGGCCCGTCGCTCGCTGCAAATATCAATCTAAAGATTTTTAAAAGGCGTGGTTTCAAGATTTGCATTTGACGACTACGCACGGTCTCAAAGTAGTCCTCTTTCTCCGATTGTCCGCTATTACCCAAGCCGCCGCCTTTAGAGTTTCCCGCTCCCTCACCCAATAGAACCGTGTGCGGGTATTCCGTGGAGGACGTAAACTTTTTAGAAAGCATTTCGAGAGTCTTGTCTAACCCCGCTAGTGAGGTCGTCTTTCTTTCGAAGTCCTCGCCGTCGGCGTCAACAATGGACGCTCTCAATACACTACGAGCCATGTCAATAATTGCGATACGGTCTTGAATTATTTTCATACCGTCCGGTGCGCTAACAATGTCCGCAAGGTTTTTTACTTTGTAGACCGCTTGAGCGAAATCGAGAATTAGGGCCGACGCACTAGCGTAGGCGTTTTGATAATCGCGAATATCGTCCTTGATTGGGTTAAGGATTGAGTCGTGCCAATAGTTATTAGTGATTAGCATGTGCCGCGCTAGTCTCTTACCGTCAAAGCGCACTATGCGAGAGTGGTGAATTTTAACCGAACCGTTTGCAAAGTTATTAGCCTCTTGGTCACCTGAAACGGTGCCCGTTACCCTTGGTTGGATAATATAATTTTCTGGCATACCGAAGTTGGCCGACGCCGGATTGCCGTTAATGTCTTGTGGGATTAGCTCGTAGCGATTTAGTAGCGTTAAATGTTCAAGCGACTGTAGACGATTCTCGTCTAATGGTTCTTCGGGCTCTTGAGAGTCTAACGCACCAATCACCAAAGCCGCCCCGCCGTACATACGGCCCCAAATCATAGCCTCACCTAATTTAGAACCGTCCTCGGTTAGCGTGAGCTTTTCGAAATAGTCCATAGCTTGCTCTAGTACGTCCTCGTCTAAATCGGGGCTCGCTACTCGGAAACCTTCGCGAAGCATGTCCATAGGGAGCATGTCTACAATTTTAGCCGCCATTTCATCGGCAGCGTACATTTGCTCGGCGTCACCTTCGCTCAATATCTCGTATTTAATATCGGCGCTCATACGCTTGTCTTTACTTTTCATTCCGAGGCCCGTTAGGATATTGGCCCAACCGTCCGCTCTCACCATGTCTTTAACTCGGTGCTTTAAATCTTTTACTTCCACGTTTCCTCCAATTACCAAGACGTGAGCTTGCGAATATCTATACCCTCGTTTTTCTCTAGTTCGTTGAGGGCTTGCGTACAGCAGTCTACTTGGTCGTCGTGCTTTCCATTAGGAAATTTAGCACACTCGTTAACAAAATCATTCACACTATTGTCCATTTCTCTAAATGGAGCGGTCTCGGGTACCGGTAACCACACGTTACCGCTTCGCAATTGCGGAGAAACCGCTTGCGCCCTAGCTACCTTAGAGCCTTCGGGCTCTACTTCGATAAAACCACTAATTCGGCGCTTCATAGAATTCATTACCGCCGTACCGTTTGCTTTGTCCTCAACGTATTTCGCTCTTGCCTTGGGGTATTTTTGTACGAGCGATAGCAGGGCGTCACACGTCCCGTTAAAATCTAGTTTTTGCCGTACTTGGTCGATTAGGTACTTGTCCGCTCCCTTACGGCCCCATACCTGCATGACAACCCAATCGCTCGTGTCGTAGTCCTTGAAGGCGCAATCAACACTTAATACTTGCTCGTCTAGGAATTTAGGAAGCTCGTGCGGTTGGTAGTATTTCCAATAGTGGCGCTTTAGAATCGCTCCGCCTTCGGTATATGGGCTTTGTTGGAATAGTGCGGCAAAATCTCTCTCGTCGGCCTTTCGTTGTTTCTCTAAGTACGAAAGGGGGTATTTACTAGGCCACAACGCCTCACCCGGCACGCGCTTATCATTACGATTTCGTTTTTGCCACGGCTCTAAGTGCTTTTGTTGGTTACGGTCGTCCGGGTCGTCTGCTATTGCAGGTAGATTTAGAATAACCCATTGATCGGCGTTAGGGTCTTTTTGCATTTGCTCCAAGAGGTGTCCGCACAAGTCGCCTTCATGCCAACGGGTCATTAATACACAAATACCGGCGTCCTTGTCATTTTGTCGAGTTAAGAACGTGGACGAATACCACTTAATGACCATTTCCCTAGTTGTCTCTGAGTCGGCCTCTTGTCTGTTTTTAAAAGGGTCGTCAATAATGCCTTTTGTGAAACCGAAACCGGTAAGAGGTCCACCGACCCCCACGGTCTTTAATGAGCCCTTACGTTGCGGGTCCGCTATTTCGTAATAGTCTTGTGTTCGCTTGGGCGTTCTTCCTTCAAACTGCATACCTTTTTCGAGTAGCGGTGAGTTAGGGAATACTGATTTATACTCTTTCGAGTCCATTATTGATTGGCAATCTAAGTTCATTGCGTTTGCTAGCGACGCTGCATAGGACGCTAGTATTATTTGCTCATCGGGATTTCTACCGTGTATGTATGGAGGGAGTCGCCTTGATATTAACTCACTCTTTCCGTGACGAGGGGGCATGAATACCATGAGTCTTTTTATTCGGCTCTCAACAAAAGCATCTAGGTAGGCACACAAGACTTTGTGGTGCCAATTGGCCTCGTACTCTTTGTTGGTGTACATAGTAAATTTGAGTAGAGAGGTTTTTGCTTGCTCCGCCGCGCTCACTTCTTTTTCTTTTAGCTCTAGCTTAGTGAGGTAGTCTCTCTCTGCGAGTTGTGCGGGGGTCATTGGCATTGACTAGTTACCCTCAAAAACTATTTGACTACCAAAATACTTACAAGCTCCATTATCACACTTACCCGTGGACCCTTTTAAGTCCATGTCGTGACCACAACCCGGACAAGGGATTACATTTTTCGGCTCGGGTTCTTCGTTTACTAGCTTGTTGCATGTAGGGCACACCTTACCTAGTTCGTTGCCCTCTGAGTCTGTAGCAAAGAATTGTACGGGCGTCGCAAAGCCGTCCCTTTGGTCGTCGATATTACTTAGCTCTACGCCGATTATAGACTTTAGGGCGCTACCGAGTTGAACTATTTCCCGCTCGTCGAGGTCCGCACCGATTTCTATGGTTAGTTTCATGTATCTACCTCCACCTCGATAACCTCGCCGTCCATAGCATCAAGCGCACGCAATTCCTCTAAACGTGCTACCCGTTGCTCGGGGGTCATTTGGTCAA